AGGAGCAGGAGCAGGAGCAGGAGCAGGCTCTGGTACAGGAGCAGGTGCTGGTTCTGGTGCTGGTGCTACCTCTACAGGCTTTGGTTCTGCTGGAGGAATAAACATTGGGGTTACTAAAGGCTCTGGCAATGCTGCCTTCTCTGTAGCCGCTCGGACAGGACCATCAAGCGGATGTGGTCCTTCTGTATTCTTTGGCTTAAATAAGTTCTTTAAAAAATCAAACATGGTTTCTCCTTAATAGTCGTCAATTGATGCTAGTTTCTGATAATCCTTTGAACGTAGAGCTCTATCTAAGTTCTTCATTATTTTTTTATTCTGTAAGTTTTTCTGAGCCTTAAACTGATGTCTTGTTTTATCTTCGCGATCAAATTTTGAAAGATCTGGATATTTGCGCTGTTTGGACACTTTGAGTTTCACTCCTTGTCTTTAACGAGTCCTGGGAAAGCTTGGTTCACTACCTTTGCAGTGATACCTTTATAGGGAATCTTTTTATCTTTGATGCTACAAATCAGTTTGGCATCTTCAGGAAACAACCCTTCAATGAACTGAATGAAGAGAGTTTCTCGTTTAAGTGGGTGCATGTCTGGATACCCACCACCTTTAATGAAGTTGCTTAGTTTGCGGAAGTCTCTATACAGATTTCCTTCCTGGTCCAAATGTTCCGTCGGCTTGTATGGAGGAACTCCGCGTGGTAGAATGAATTCTATACGGTAGTCAAGAGCATACTGCAGAACAACACGTAATGCTAGTGTATCGTTCTGAGCTAGGTACTGAGCCCTTTGATTAACTGGATATTCGGAACAGGTTTTAAGGATTTGAGATATAGCTAGTCGCATTAAAAATCACCAATTGACTCCATAAGGAGCTTCATCTTATGTTGGATAAAATAGTTAAACATTTTATCACGGGGTTTATTGGCTTGCGCTTCATACTCCGCAAGAATTTCTTGTTTTAACTTCTCAGGTATGAATGTTAAATCTATCAACGTCATATTGCGTGACCAATTACGTTTAATTTCATTAGACAACTCTTCCCAATCAGTACTTAATATTTCCTCTATCTTTGCTTCTCTTAGAGGCTTTTGTCTTATACCTTCAACTAAACAATTATCTGCTGACAACACATTAGGAATTCCATCACCTCGATCACCACTTAGAACGAGATGCTTAATAAATTTTTCTGGATCATTACAGTCAATGTCCTTCTTACGAATAGGATCATATTGTGTAACGTTCCCCCACTGCTGCAATTGAACAAAATCTTTATCACCGCTTAGAATCAAGATCTTGTCTTCGTTATTTAGTTCTGAACCAAATTTCATCACAAGAGTACCAATAACATCATCTGCCTCAGCACCCTCTACTTGAATAACCCTGTAAGGGAAATTCTCTTTCAATTCAATCTTTACTTGATTGAGGATATCGAAAAGGGCAGGCCAATCGATATTGGATTTCTCTCTATCAGCCTTGCGGTTTGCTTTATAGAAAGGAAAATAATCACGACGCCAATACTTTTTGTCGTCGCAAGCAATAACTAGTTCACCATACTCACTACCAAACTTTACTTTTAGTGATCTGATTGTGTTGATAACCATATGGCGAACTAGATCAGGTTGGATTGCATCAGTGTGCTGACCAACCTGCAGCATGATATTAGATATCATTACTTGGGATAAATCAAGGAGAATCATAATAGTAGGTTAAAGAGTTTTGACTCTTGTATTGTAACCGTTTCCTTTCTCAAAGTCAACCAACACGATAATGGAATACTTCCCCACTACTTAGCTTTCGACTTTCAGCATCCGGATACGCTCGCTTCAAATTAATAAGAAGATCAGTCCATATACTTGCTATGCGTTGCCATGTGTAACGAAGGTTAGCATAGCTACTTTGGATTCCTGTGATATTAGTAACTACTTCCTCATTACGGTTCTGAATAACGTTTTCTAGATGGTTGTGAAGTAGTTGTGCATGGTTGTTTGTATCTTCGGTCCATTGATACATCATTGTAACACCACCAGCAGTTTCGTATAGAGCAGCGTAGTTAGGATGAACACATACGCACTTAGCACTCATTGCTTCCATCAAGCTAATGCATGAGGTCTCAGCCCAGATAGATGGATATGCAAACACATGAGCTTCTGCAACAGCCTTACGTACTTCCTCATTTGAAACAGTACCATGATAGTTAATTTGTTTGTGTTTCCTGCATGCCTCAAAGAGCTCTTCGTATGGTTTATCTCTTTGTTCCCAGCCATAAATCTTAAAGCTAGAGAACACGTCTAGCTCAATAAAGTCATACTTTTCTGCTAGCTTGGTAAACACAGGAACAAGAATTTCAAGTCCTCGATGTGGTGTAGTGTGGTAAATGATTTTGAACTTATCTTTTGGTTTGTTGATTAAGCTCTCAGGGATAGGTTCAATGGCATTTTCGATAACAATGAACTTGCTATATGGAATTCTGTAGAAAGCAGCAAACTGTTGCATCTGCCAGTTGGATACACACACTAGTTGATGAAACTTTTCATGCCCGCCGTTCTTTAAATGATCACACTCAGGATCTCCTGGTAGATCATGAAGCCACAACACACGGATCTTACTTTCATCCAACTCCCTCACTCGAGAAGGAATGATTTGAAAGTCTTCGACCAAGGCAGGATCGAGGCGTTGTTGTAGTCCTATCCTCATTAGTTCAGTACCGCCTTTTGAGTTTACTGAAATTTCATTCACATCAAAGCTCATGTGTTGCTATCCTTTTAAAGTGTTGCCACGAAGACACAGTTGTTTGTTCAAGATTAAATTTGTACTCGAACCCATGACTCTTGAAAAGAGAAGGGTCCGCTGTTAGATGGTGTAGGTCACCGGGACGACGATCACCTATTATAAACTTTACTTTGTTATTAGTATACTGATTGAAGTTGTCAATCATTTCAAGGACTGAGAGCCCGTGCTTTGTTCCGAGGTTGTATGTTCCGTATATTTTGTTCTGAGCGGCAAACATTTGCGCACGGCAAATATCCCGTACATCAACATAATCCCTAATGCATGTACCATCACGAGTGGGATAATCATTACCATAAACAGTAACGGGATTATTAGTAAGCGCAGCCCAACATATACGTGAAATAAGATGTGTGTCAAATAATTCTTCACCTGCGTCATTGTAGGCTCCTGCGACATTAAAAAATCTAAACGTTGTCACTTTTATACCGTAGTGCTCTGAGCACATATTCAGTATATCTTCACATCGCAACTTACTTCGACCGTACACTGAGGAGGGATCGCCGGTTTTATCTTTCTCTGTTAGTGGTAGCTCAAAGATACTGCCTTGATACACAGCAGCAGTACTAGCAAATATAATATGACCCTTCCAGCCTCTTATTACTAATTTGTGAAGAAGGTTGGTTGTACGAGCTGAATTGTTCCACATATACAAAAGAGGATCTTTTGCATCAGGCCCTACTAGACTAGTAGCAGCTAGGTGAAAGATGGTTTGTACGTTGTTACAAATAATCTTATAAACGAAATCATCATCATCAAAAGACCCAACCCATCCCTGTGGATGATTAAATGGAGTTAGGTCGCAACGAAATACATTTGAGCCTGCTTCCTGTAATAGTTTACAGAGAACAGACCCAATGTATCCTTCCGAACCTGTTACCGCTACATTATGCAATGGGGTCGACATCTTCATCAAACTTATTATGAGTTGGGATGTTTACAACAGATCCTACAATTGTTGTAGATTTTTCCAACACACGTTTACGAAGTTCAGTACTACTAAAACGATGTGACCTACTGTTAAAGTAAAAAGCAATGCCTTGGTTCAAACATACGTCATGACCAGTAAACTGTTTATCTTTATATTCCTCACCAAGGATTCGTACATCAATTGGTAGGATTTGTAGTAGATCAATCAGATCCTGTTCAGTGCTGTAGATCAAAACCTCATCGACATACTTAACAGCCTTCAATTGAACATATCGCTCAACGATAGATTGTACTGGTTTGTTTTTAGTATCAGGCCTATCGATAGTAGGATCTGTTTGTAGGCCACAGAAGAGGTAGTCGCACGTACTTTTTGCTTCTTCGAGCATGAGGATATGACCAGCATGCAGCAAGTCAAAGGTCGAGCACGTAAACCCAACCTTGAGTATTTCATTATTACGTTTAATCATTT